GCATCGAATGGCTGAAGTCCTACGACATCGTTGTGCACCCTCGCTGCCTGCACACGATTGACGAGCTGACGCACTACTCGTACAAGAGCGATCCGCTGACCGGCCAGATACTGCCGGTGCTGCAGGACAAGCACAATCACGTCATTGACGCTTTGAGGTACGCTTGCGAGGGCATGAGGCGTGCCGCAGCGGCCACGCGGCAGGTCTCAGCGGTGCCATTGCCTACTACCAGCCGCTGGTAGCATAATCCCGCAAGGAAATCAACCGGAGCCACCATGGCGCGCATGTCCACCGAGCAGAGGCTCACAAACCTGCACCAGGAAGCGCTGCGGCAATTCAACGACATTCAGACCGCTCTGCGCGACGAGCGCCTGCAGTGCTTGCAGGACCGTCGTTTCTACAGCCTGGCCGGCAGCCAGTGGGAAGGCCCGCTGCGCGACATCTACGAGAACAAGCCGCGCATGGAGGTGAACAAGGTTCACCTGAGCGTCATCCGCATCATCAACGAGTACCGCGCCAACCGCGTGACGGTGGACTTCACCCCGAAGGACGGCGGCGGCCCAGAGGCCGACAAGCTGGCCGAGACCTGCGACGCCCTGTACCGCGCCGACGAGCAGGACAGCGTGGCCGACGAGGCCTACGACAACGCCTTCGAGGAGGCCGTGGGCGGCGGCATCGGGGCGTGGCGCCTGCGCACCGTCTACGAGGACGAGGGCGACCCGGACAACGAGCGCCAGCGCATCCGCATTGAGCCGATCTTCGACGCGGACTCCAGCGTTTACTTCGACCTGAACGCCAAGCGCCAGGACAAGTCCGACGCCAGGTTCGCGTTCGTGGTCTCCAGCATGACGCGGGCCAGCTACATCGCGGAGTTTGGAGACGATCCGACCGACTGGCCGAAGATCGTCCACCAGTACGAGTTCGACTGGCAGACGCCGGACGTTGTGTTCGTGGCGCAGTACTTCAAGGTTGAGGACGTCACCGAGACCATCCGCGTGTTCCGGGCTATTGACGGCACCGAAGAGAAATACCGTCAGAGCGAGTTCGACGCCGACGAGACGCTTGAGGACACGCTGGCTGCCATTGGCAGCGTTGAGGTTCGGCAGCGCAAGATCAAGCGCAAGCGCGTGCGCAAGTACCTGATGAGCGGCGGCAAGGTGCTCGAGGACTCCGGGTTCATCGCAGGCGAGTGCATCCCGGTGATCCCGAACTACGGCAAGCGCTGGTTCGTGGACAACATCGAGCGGTGTATGGGCCATGTGCGCCTGGCCAAGGACAGCCAGCGCCTGAAGAACATGCAGCTGTCGAAGCTCGCCGAGATCAGCGCGCTGTCGAGTGTCGAGAAGCCGATACTGCTGCCTGAGCAGGTCGCCGGCCACCAAGTCATGTGGGCCGACGACAACCTGCGCAACTACCCGTATCTGCTGGTCAACCCGATCAGCGGGCCTGACGGAAGCCAGCAGGCAGCTGGGCCGGTGGCGTACACCAAGAGCCCGACGATTCCGCCTGCGATGGCCGCGCTGCTGCAGATCACAGAGTCTGACATGCAGGAGATTCTTGGCGCCTCGCAGCAGGCCGACAAGATGGTCTCGAATACCTCCGGCAAGGCCGTGGAGTTGATCCAGACGCGGCTGGACATGCAGACCTTCATCTACATGAGCAACTTCGCCAAGGCCATGAAGCGCTGCGGCGAGGTGTGGCTTTCCATGGCCCGCGAGGTCTACGTCGAGGAAGGCCGCAAGATGAAGGGCATTAGCCCCAACGGCGATCCGATGCAGATCGAGCTGATGAAGCCGATGGTCACCGATACCGGCGAGATGGCGCTGTCGAATGATCTCAGCGGCGCAAAGCTGGACGTCAACGTCGAAGTCGGCCCCAGCAGCAGCAGCAAGCGCGCAGCCACGGTGCGGGCGCTGACGGGCATGATGGCCATCACGCAAGATGCCGAGACGCAGCAAGTCCTGCAGGCGATGGCCATGATGAACATGGAAGGCGAGGGCATCGGCGACGTGAGGGATTACTTCCGCATGCGCCTGGTGAAGATGGGCGTCATCAAGCCGACTGACGAGGAAGCCGAAGAGATGATGATCGAGCTGCAGGGCCAGCCGCAAGACCCGAACGCGGTGTTCCTGCAGGCTGCGGCCGAGGAGGCCCAGGCCAAGGCTGCCAAGGCCCGCGCCGATGTGGTCAACACGGTGGCCGACGCCGAACTGACGCAGGCAAAGACGGCCGAGATCATGGTCAAGATCGGAGGCGAGGTTGAGGGTGCGATGCAGCCGCAATCCACGCCCGAGCCGGCAGCGCTGCAGGTTGATCCGTTCGAGGCGGCCAAGCGCGAGCTGGAGCTTGAGAACATGCGGATGGACAACGCCGCGAAGTTTGCTGCCCTGGCCAAGGCGCTCAAGCAGCAGCAGGCCGAGGAAGAATCCGGCAGCGAAGAAGAATCGATCGCCGATGAGTCCGATGATAAAGTCAGCGAAACGCTGGACGAACTGAAGTCCATGGTTGAATCGTTGGCCAGGCAGGTCGCGGACATGAGGCCGCAGCAGCCGATCATCGTGTCCACGGGCGGCGGCGGCAAGAAGATCCAGATCACCAAGACCTCCACCGGGTTCTCCGGTGAGGTTGTCAACGAAGACTGAAAGGGCCTGAACCATGTCCATGACCAACGCCGCCGAAGAGGCATTCCTCGACCTCCTGTTTCTCAACGTTGATTGGGCAAACATCGGGGACGCTGCTGGCCTGCAGAACTCGGCCACGGCAGGCTCGTTCTTCATTTCGCTGCACAGCGCAGACCCTGGAGAGGCGGGCAACCAAAGCACCAACGAGATCAGTTACACCGGCTATGCCCGCGTGGGTGTGAACCGCACGGCAGGCGGCTGGACGCGAACGGTGTCTACCATCGCCAACACCGCGCTGGTGCAGTTCGGTCAATGTACGGCGGGCACCGCCACGGCCACGCACTTCGGCATCGGCACGGACTCTACTGGTGCTGGAAATTTGCTGCTCAAGGGCGCACTGAACGCCAGCCTGTCGATCTCCAACGGCATCCAGCCGCAGTTCGCTGCTGGTGCCATGACCGCTACGGTGGACTGATGTGGTGTACCGCTGCGCTCACTGCCGGGAACTGCTGACGCTGACAGAAACCAAGTTGTCGGCCTGCTCGGAACACCCTGACGGGGGCGTGGAATGGTCGCCTGACGAGGTGGAGTGGGCCCCGTTGGAGAACCCTGATGCCGTTTAGGTCCGTTGCCGAGGTGGCTAATGCTGTTGAGCAAGGGCGGCATCACACACAGCATTTTTTCCGCACTGGCGTGCCGGGTTCTTTTGGCACCAGCAACATATTTGGGGACGCCTCCATTGGCAGTTCAGGCCCGCCCGTTTACAACGCATACCTGGGCACCGCGCTAGAGGCCACGCAACTCATCGGCCAGCGCAATCAGGGCATTTACACCGGGCCGACGTTGCCTACGCAAGAGCGGTATCTGCTGTCTGTGTCCTTGACGCAAGCCGGAACGAACGGGTTTTTTCCTGCGGTCTATTTCCTCGACTACTTGATGTTCTACCCGTACATCGACTGCGACAGCGTGGATGAGCAGATTCTGGACAACCCGGTGTCGTTGCCACGTTACACGGATGGCGAAGGCGTGCGCATGGCTTTCTTCAGCCAAACGCCGAGCACTGGGGCTGGCAACTCAATAACGGTGAACTACACCAACCAAGACGGTGTTGCCAAAACCACTGTTTCTCAGATTCGCATCTCGGGCTCTATCGGTGTGAACGGCTCAGGACACCCAGGCGGTGTAGGTTCTATGGGCCCGTTCGTGCCGCTGGCGAATGGTGACCGGGGCGTGCGGTCTGTGCAGTCAGTTCAACTCGCGGGAGGTATAGGCGCTTTCGCCGTGCTGGTGCTGGTCAAGCCACTCTTCAACCTAGCACTGAACGAGCTTGCTTCTACGGTTGAAAAAAACTTTTTGCGTGAACAGGCTGCGTTGCCACGCATCTACGAAGGCGCATACCTCAACTACATCTACAACCTGTCCGGCAACACCGGCGCCTTGGGGCCGATCATCGGGCAGGCGCAATTCATCTGGACCTAAGGAATCACCATGCCATTTTCCTCAATGGACGATCTGGTCAACGAAATCACGAGCGGCAAGTTCAACCGCACCGACTGGAACAAGATCACGGGCGGCACTACTTACACCGCCGCCCGTTGGTATGACTTCAGCGGACTGGCCGGTACTCCCGTAGCAAATGCCTTTGCGGGCACTGCACTGGCGTGGAGAACCTGCGACGAATTGACTGGCAACGGCACGCAAATCTTCGGCCTGCCGCATGGCGGGAATGTCTCGCCTGACACGAAACACGTTTTGAACGTCAATGCACTCACTGGCGTGGCCACGGGTGTCCCGGCGCAGTTGATGCTGGTGGACTTGCAGGGCTACTGGCCCGGTATCACGAACAACTCGGCCACGGCACAAACCCTCACGGGCACGCCCACTCTGCGCTACACCAACGGCGCCGGGTGCCGACTGTTCTGGGTGCAGACAGCCGCGAGCGGTGCAACGGCGCAGAACATCTCGCTCTC